GCGCTGCATATCCCAATAAAGAACGACAAATGTTTTATTTCCCTGTCGTTTAAAAGCGAGCCACATAACATCGTGGCCGGCGTGAGCAACGTTCTATGTCTTGATCGTTACCCGCCGCGCTGTGTAGCGCCGGTTAAGCTCAGCTCCGAAGGATTGGAGCTTCGCTATACTTCTCGCTACGTAGTACAGATCAGTTCGCTGTTCGTCGTCGGGGACCGGTATGAACCGGTATTCCCGCCAACTCCAGCGTTGCTGATCAGCGACCCACGTACCGCAACTACTTCCCATGAAGACCGACAGTGGGACACTAAAAGCACCATTCGCATTAGAAAGAAGTAGCTTATCTAACTTCTGCGCAAAGTGCTCTGTCTCAATGCGTACATCCGTTCCGTGAGATTTATTCACCATCCAGACACCTAGACCCTTGAGGGGGTCTACTGGACGATTCGGCCTGAATTCTTCAGGACGAAGGAAGGGTGTTCGAACTTGGCTGCGAAGCCAAGGCCGAACCTCTCGAAAGAAGGTTCGACACCGGTCAGATCTGAGAGTACTGTTGTGGAATATCATCAACTCACTTACGTTTGTCAATGCGTAATCCAAGAAGACAGGACGTACGTCCTGCCCGCTGTACCAATCTGCTCCACACGACTCTCTGAAGTTACCCTCGTGGAAGGACTTCTCAGCGTTAAGCTGAAAACCACAATACGAGAGTACATTTTTGAGAGGCCCATAGCCAGCGTTGTCTATGATAAGATCATCACCATAGACTCCGAAGGTGGGTTCGAGGTTCTCATAATATATAACCGCCTTAATCAGCGACGCAAAAATGAGTGACTCTAGTGGGAAGCAGAAGCCGTTGCCCATACTCGCAAATTTCTGGTAGCGCACAGGAAGCGCACCACCTAGTTTGTAAGCTGGGGACCGGGTCTCGTCAAGGAGACAAAACCAGGCCCACGGTAACAACCGCTTTACTATTGCGGTCGATATCGTGTCCGATGCACTACTAAGATCTATAGTGCAAAGGGTCTTATCAATCGAGCCCTTCTTAGCCAGGTACGCGTTGCGATCCTGGTTCGAAAGGTTAATTCCAGCGTGTTTCAGAAATGACCTAAGTTCTAGGTCTATTCCCTTCTGGACAACTGAATTGCCAACGGGTTCAACTGCGATCGCCCTGTGGGTTTTCGCATTCTTTGGTACAAAGCTAACTTTGTTATAGTGAGTTCCCACTAACTTCTGTTGGACTGCACTCACCGCTAAGTCAGTATCATAACACCGATACTGACCGCGCTTCGGACACATGTGTTCGAAGATCTGGAAGTTTTCCAGGAGTGCCTTCCGAAGGTGGGGGACGGCTGTAGGCGACACGGACCAACCTGCTTCGAGTTTTCTGAAGAGATTGGTAGCATTACCGTGCACGCCGATGTTAGCGCCGCTCGAAAAGAAGCACTTGGCATAAATCGAGTCAAGGTCTGGTTCAGACCCGATAACTTTCTCGATCCATTGCGCCGCGTACGAAATGTATTTATCGTACGGACTTCTCTTGGTTAAACGATAATTAGTCTTTCTGCAGCGTTCTTCTGCTGCATGGAACTTCTTAATCGCCACCTCCCGTGGATCCTCGCGCTGTAACAACTCGCGTGGCCAAGGGAACTTGAGAACTAGTGCAGCCAACTGATGAGCCGCAAAATGTTGCGCGGCTGTGTCGTATACTACTGTCGACACGCTATCAGCCCAATCAAACAATGCCTTTACATCTCGATTCCGGGCATAACCCAGAGGAGGTTTCAATACATCATTTTCAAGGTTCGACTCACAAACCAGCGTAATAACGGATAAGACCGTTGTTATTTGGAGCTGGCGCTTGCTCTTGCGCTGACTCTTGGGGCTGGTCGCCCTGTTGCTCTTGTGCTGTTTCAAGGGGTTCATCTCGGACTCCTAAATGTGGTAGGTATGCCGTATTATAGGCAAACCAAAGAACAGCGGCCGTTAAGACCGCTGTGCAGATGAGAATAAGCGAAAGCTCAACTTTCATGTTTGCTCCTCACCACTAATCACTATTAATACGTGATGTCGTGGTTATTTACGAGGGTGGACATGTCGGTTGAGACCGCGAAGTCTCCCACATCATTGCACAAGGCGTCGATGTCAGCAGAAGCTGCGCCGACAGGTACTGCAACGTCAATAGTCACGATGGCGTCGGCGAAGTTGCCGTCATCCAATTCGAGCGTTTTGACGCGCTTTACCTGAGCTCGGGCCACACCCCTGAAAGTACCGCTAGGTTTCGGGGACGTCCGGGCCAACGCGAGTTGGTCCCGTACTGCGAACGTGTTCGCAGGTCCCACGTACTGTACGCGGTTGGGGGTGAGGAAGCTGTCCTGGTTGTACACCAGGGTGTTAAGAGTGATGCTCATGATTTACTCCAAATTTTATGGGGCTTAGCGCCTCAAAAGTTTATAAATTAAAGCAACGCTGTCGGTTGCTCGCTTTAGGTGGATCGACTTGAAGTTGTCGATTGTTGTCCACTTATATGTGAGCCCTACAGAGATGCCGGGAACGCGACGTTTCTCGACCGTTTTAATGGAGGAGTGAGCAAACCGGTCACTAGTATATTCATACGTACTAGAGCCGGAACCGCCTGTACAAACCATAGTAACCTCACGATTGTCTGTGAGGGTTGTGGTTGTCCAAGTAGCTAGCTGTTTAACGCCGACTTTTGGTCGGATAGCCCCAAGAAAGGAGCCAACATTTAAGAACCAATCTACAATAAACGAGAACTGGATGAGTTCCCATGCAGCTTCGGGGACGTCTTGGAACCTTGTACCATAATTGGCTTGCAAATCCAGGCTATGCTCGTAGAGCACGCCTGCACGTACAGTCCAGGTTTTGGTATGAGTCCTGTTGACAGCCCTTACTTCTACAGTAGGGTCACCTTCATTCACGTTTTCTTGCAGCACTCTGGTCTCAGTGGCCTTCCCTCGGGAAGTTCTCCGAACCGGTGCTTTGGGCTCGTTTACTGCCTTCAGAGCGTCATTACAAAGATAGAATAGTGGCATGATACCGTAGCGGTACCGTAACCATTCTTCGGAAAGATAGTCGGCGAGCGTCGCAGCAGTTCCTTTTCCGGGCTTGCGCCCAGATGTGGATTTGCCACGTGCGAGCCTATTTGCTTTCCATCTGCGGAAATCTTTACTCCGCAAGATATCTTCAATGAAGTTCTCAAAAGCCTTAAACGGGTTCGCGATGAACTTAAGGGTTTTCGCGAGCTCAGCGAGCTCGACTAGACCCTGTACGTTCGCAGCTTGTACCCCTGAAGCAGCGTCAGTGCCCGCGAGGACACTTAAGTTGCTTGTAGGCTGTCCATCAGCCCCGAATAGATCTTTAGCGCGCACAAAGCCTGTGCCCGCGTAGATCGTCTTCAGATGCTTATATGGATAGCTTGGGGAGCACGCGCTGTCTTTCGCAGTCTGTTGCCACGTGCCTTCAACGATCCCAATTTCTTCCACGTACTTAGTGGTATAGGGGTTATTGAAGATTTCACCAGCAGCACTTCGCTCGTGAAAGCCCGGTATGACCACGTCTGTGGTCTTCCGGTACCAACCATTTGCCATACCCACGTTGTTGTTCACATTTGTAATGCTCGGCGCATACCCACAAGTTTCATAGGTAGACGTCCCGTGCTCCACTGGTGTGAACCCTGGGCCTTGGACTCTGGTACGCGGCGTCATTTCAGACACCCCATTGCGTCCGACGATGGTGAAACCATCGGACTTACAACCACTCTACACTCAAAGAGATCCTCTGCACTATAGGGATAGTAGTTAAACATATCCAATGTGACAGAGACCATGACATCAGAGCGTGCTTCTGCGGTATTTTGCAGAGAGCACGGCGCCCCCAATTGTTTCTGGGGTTCCTGGCCTGGTTTTAGCAGACCACAAAGGACAAGCAATTCTGACATCATGGTTTTCTCCTGTAGTGATGATGAGTGGTTGTTGAAAGAAGCCCCTTAGGG